ATTCAAGAGGTTTTGTCAACCCCCTATTACCATATATTTTTGAATTATAAATCCTGCAATAATTGAACCACCTATGATGATCCATCTCCAGCGTTCTAAAACACCTACTCTGTTACTTAGCTCATCTCGTATTTTTTGTATTTCTTTATTTTGTTCATTATGTTGGGAAACTGCTGCAGCCATTATTTCTTTAGTATTTGTAGTAATACGAGAGTGTAAATCATCTATCTTTTTCTCTAGATCATCCCTACGTTTTTCTATATGGTCTTCTGTTGCAATTATTGCTTCTTCTTGTCTAGAAATCTTTTCTTCGTGAACGGCAAGCATACGATGAATTGAGTTGGAGACATCAGTTAACTTCTCTATTGCAACATCCAAACGGACGTAAATTTTTGTTTGTTCATGCAATTCTTTTTTGATAAGAATAACTTCTGTCTCCAACTTATCCATTATTTACTCTCCACTTCTCGTAACAGACCAGATACCCCAAGCAAGAGCACCCCAAAGAATAACTTTGGTTAAAGGTATTGCAAAGAATAATACTGCTACAGCAGCTGCTGCAACAATAACTCCTTGGTGTGTAGACGCTTCAGATATCCTTTCTGAAATCCATTTACTAATCATACTAATCTCCTTTTTCTAACTTGTTAACTTTGGCTTCAAGTTCGTTAATCTTACGATTAACATGGGGATATTTTTTCTTCCAATTCTCTTCATCTGCAAGAACCTTCAATCCCAACTTTTTAGAAGCCCATGTCGAAACATCATCAACTTTCGTATAGAACCACAGTCCAGCTTTAGTTTGTGCAAACCAACTACCAGCTGCACTACCAAGTATACTCCCTGTGATATTAGATATGATAAAAATCCACATATCAAACTCCCTTATAAAATTTTTGGAGTTCACCGTAGTTAATAATCTTTAACATATAAAGCATATCATTCATCTTTAATTTTTTTCCCCATAATTTATGACACCTTTCAACAGACTCTTTCATTGCTTTAAATTTATAATAAGTGAGTCCTCTTGCATATATAACTATAGAATCAGATCCCCAACTATTTTTATTGGATAAAGGATTTCTCACGATTAACCCCAATCACTCATTCTGCATTTTTTGCAATTGCAAGAGTTGCAAACTTCTGTTTGCCACCTAAAAGATGATTTTTTATTAGCATCATTTTTGTCTACATATTCTTTCAAAGGTTTACCACAATGAGAATCATTACCACAATTTTTACATTTAAACATCTAAATCACTATCTCTAGGAACTATAGACCATCTACCAAATGATACAACTGCACTATGTGCAAGAAAAATTTTCCAAGATGGTATACTAGGATTAGAATCTTTCATGGCCATCAAGAATACGTCATCTGCTGCTTTCTTTGCCTTACTAACTGTTTCTGGATTTTCACCACCAAGACTTTTACTTGATTTCCTACGGTATTGACGAATTCTTAAATATAGAAGATCATGAATAATTGCAGCTCGTGCAATGTCCCAAGGTGCAATCATAGTCCAAAGAAATTTAGGTGTAGATGCAAGATCAGTTTTAAATCCAGCATAACAAGTAATTTTGTTGTCAGGTGCCTTAACCCCAACATCCATAAGAGCACTAATATTAATTTTATCATTTTGATATGATAATGCTCTAGATAAAATCCATTGTTTAGGTGGATTATATTCTGCTTGTATTTTGTTATTAAAAGTTCCCAATTTAAATTTCCTTACAATTTTTATTTCGTTTAAACTTACTTAGCTTCAAGTTCAAGTTTAAGTTCTTCAATCATACGAGATTTAGTTTTTCTACGATCAAGTTCTATACCACGCTCAAGGGCCCAATCATCAAGTTTTTTCTTAGACATTTTTTTAAAGTTTGGAAGTTCTTCTTCTTCTTTATCCTCATCGTGAGAATGTTTACCTTCGTGTGGGTGAGAATGTACTGTGCCATCTTCGTGCTCATGTTCGTCTTTATTATCCTCAACTTGTAAAGTTGGAGCAGAAAAATCTAAGTCTCCCATATACCTTTTAAATTTAATATCACTATCAGTGTCTTCACCCATATCACTTACTTTATATTCTCCACTTTCTACACCAGATGTAATAACTCCATCTACAACTTTTGCAATAATAGACTTTCTATCAGCACGTATGTTTTTAATTTCAACATTAATTTCTTTAGCTTTCTCAATTAAAAATTGAGTTGTAAATTTTGCGTCACTATTCCACTCTTGGATAATTGACCACCTTAAATCTGCATAATTCATTTCTTTACTCCTTCTTTCACTTTTGGTTTTATGGCATCTTCATAATATACAATAATTGATTTTTGCTGTTCGATATATCTTTTAATCTCTGCCATATTCAAAGCAAGAGTTTCATAATCTCTTACACTTATAACATATGCAACTAGAGGATCACCATTTTCTTTTTGGAAAGCTGCTTTAAACTCTTTAAAGTTTTCTTCCGTAACAACCCACCACCTCATATTAGTGTTCATTCTAATTTTAGGAGGCCTGTTCTGTGGTGGTATTTGTCTTTCTACCTCTACAGTTTTAACTTCAATTTGTTTTAGTGGATTCCAAGTCGAACAACTACTTAATATCAGGGATACTAGTAGTAGACTCGAAACTTTCCAATAATCTTTTACTTGCATTGTTTATCTTCTTTTCCCAGACGGCAGGTTCTTCTGCACTTAATTTTTTCAAATTAATTTTACGTAGTTTAGTTAACAGATTATTCTTATATTTAGTTGCCTGTACCAACTTAACATTCAGTTCACTATTTAGTTGTTGAAACTTCTTTGCATCTGCAATAAGAGTGTCAATAGTATTACTTTGTGTTTTTGTAGCCAATTCTAGTTTTGCACTATTCTCTGTGAGAGTGGCAATACGTGCTTGTGTGTCTTTGTAGTAATAGAAACCACCATAGACAACACCACCTACAAGACCAAGAACTGCTATTAGTATATAAACTTTTATCATTTTTAATTCCTAGGCATCATTTGCAGAGTCAGTAGTAAAGAATATTTTAAGACCATGCAATCTTGCGTCACCATTCATATTATCTCCTGATACATCTCTACCAATTCTAAAGTAACACAAATCATTATCTGCTGGAGTACCAGCAATTGTAACTGCTCCACTTTCAGCTGAAACATATAATTCTTCAACAGCACCTTGAGCATTATCTGATACTACAACTGCTGTTCCATAAGCAACGTCTATTGTTTCATTGTCATTCATTGCAACACCCTGTAATGACCAATCACAATCAGTTGATGCCGCTATACCAGACCAAAAGGCTTGATAAGTTATTGTTCCTAAGTTATATGATTTTGGGAAGGCAATAGAAAATTGAGCAAACTCATCTGCTCCTGTTGCAAAATCTAATACAACCATATCTGGTCTGCCTGATGTTGTTTCAACGGTTGTTAAGGCACTGCAACCATTTGATGTAGTAGGTTGCATAGCTGCAGCTGGAACCCATATAGATTCTTTACCAGCAGTTTTTATGACTGCACTAGCTACAGTTGCACCAGCAACATCAAGGTCTACCGTACCATCGGCCGCAATTGCAATTGCACCAGCAGTTGTTGCCGTACCAATAGTACAATTATCTTTAAGTAAAATGTCATCTTTGAATGTTACTATACCAGCAGAGGATATTTGCATTGCATCTGTTGCACTTGCAGAACCAACATCTCCATCATCTGCAACAACTAGATTACCTTTTAGAGTTGCAGCTGTAAATGTTCCAGCTGTAATAGAAATATTACCTGTTGCATCATTTGTAGCAGTAGTCGTTCCTACTGTAAATTCGTCTGCACTTTCATCAAACATAAAGATAGCATTATTACCAGTAGAACCACGTTCCATGATAATACCCATATCATTTGCATTAGAAGTAGCACCAGTGTTCAGTTCTATTAATGTGTCTGAAACCTTCACGTTTGTAGTACTTACTGTAGTTGTTGTACCATTAACAGTAAAGTCTCCTGTCACAACTAAATTCTGTGAAAGTGTCACATCTCCATCAGATGCAATCGCAATAGCATCTGTATCAGAAGTATGTCCTATATTTGCACCATTGATGACTATATTATCAACTGTAAGAGTAGTTAGTGTACCTAGTGAAGTAATATTTGTTTGTGCAGCCGTTGCTAATGTGCCAGCAATAGTACCACCAGAAACATTTATACCAGCACTAAAGACAGGTATTTGATTCATAGTGACAACACCATCTGATGCGATAGCAATAGAATCTGCATCAGAAGTATGTCCTATATTTGCACCATTTATAGCAATATTATCAACAGTTAATGCTGTTAGTGTACCAACACTCGTAATATTTGTTTGTGCAGCCGTTGTTAATGTAACATCAGCAATATAGGTTTTGATTCGTGATGCAGTTGTTTTTCTGTTAGTACCACCAGCACCATCATCTATAATCAATAAGTCTGCATCAACTATTGCAGCACCAATATCTGTACCACCATCAATATCTAATTTACTTATTGCTAAAT